ATTTATCAAATCTTTCTTTTGTTCTATCAATTAAATAAGTTTCATTATCTTTTATGTTAGAAGTTAAATCTGATACAGAAAGTTTGCCTTTATTTTTTTTTAAAAAAATAGTTTGTATGGTTTTATTTCCAACTCTTTCTTGTTTTATTCCATGTTTTTTAAGAAGAGAATTAATTCTAACTCTTTCTATTTTTAAATCATTTGCTAATGCTTGTGCATTTCCTCCGTAAGTATTATCTATTAAATCTTTAACATCATCAGCAAATTTTTTATTTCTAATTTTATCTATTTGCTTTGCTCTTTTAGGTCCTCCTGGTCCAGTTGCTTGATATAACTCTATGACTTTATCAAATTTCTTTTTAACATTTTCTACTTTTTTA